GCCGATCACGGCTCGATCTGCAGCAAATTGGGCGGTCTTTTACTATATTGGTTTGAGCCTGTCGGGATTTCTTCAATGTTATCAATGGCCGTTGGAAAACGCAGGCAGATCAATGCCTTGCGGCACCTGATCGAGACCGCCCGAGGGGCGGGCGAGTGCCACCCGGCCCCCCTCCCGTTACCGTATACACCCCCAACCCGAGATTGGAATTTTCAACCAGTAAACATACCCGTCGTCATCCTAGTCTCCGTCCGTCCTCAGTCCGTCTCTGGGTTTGGGTTTGCAAAGTTGTAAATCATAGTTTGCAAAGTACCTCAGTTAATGGTATTATTCGGGTAACTTCGGTAGCTGGGTGTAGGTATGGACGAGGATCTGGAGCAGTATCTGGACTGGGATGAGGATGAGGGCCTTATTCTGGTTACAGCCTTTGAGGGGGCGGAGGACGAGGTCATCGCTCCGGTGGATGAGCTGGTTGAGGAGATCATCGAGCAGGGTCGAGATACGGGGGACTATCGGTTTCTGTACTGTGTGGCGCATGAGCTGAACCGGAATGAAGAGTTGGTTCGTCGTGCGGCGGAGTTGATGGAGGATGATCTTACTGCGGTGGCGGGATTGTTCGACCTAGAGCCGGAGGATCTTGAGTGATGCTGGATCTAGGTGAGCAGGAGTACTTTGTGGGGTATCAGGAAGCGGCTGATTGGTCTGGTCTGTCGGCCAATGCGGTTAGGCATCTGGGTGATCGCGGCGTTATCCCAAAGACGAAAGTCGGAAGGACAGTCTACATTCCTAGAGAGCCTTTTGAGAGTTACCTTATCGAGAACTCCAAACACCCCGATCCTTGGCCGGATAAGTCTATTCCTCACATCGTCGATCCAGTCCCGTTGATGGGGGTGGATATGTCGAAGCTATCCGATAATCATATTGGGAATGCTGGGGAGCATTTGTCCGCGTACTATGTCTGTATGGCGGGAGCCACGGTGTCTTTAGTGGATAGACGGGGCATGGACCACTTCGTGAGGCTCCCCAATGGCCGTATGCTGGCGTTGGAGGTTAAGACGACGAGAGGCGTGTGCCAATTGATTACAGGAAATAAAACGTCAGTTGAATATCTGAGGTACAGAATTCGGCGCAAAGACGCCGACTGGTTCTGCCTGCTAGATTTGTCGACAAATATTTGCCTATTCAAATCGACCGACGAGCTTAGTACCGGACGAGATACTTACCTATCACCAATCCACTTCACCACTTTCAACATGAACCGGACCCTGACGGAGATGTTCAGAGCCTTCGACTGTGAGCCAGAGCCGATACTGGAGCAGGATTGAGGCGGTACCTAATCCAAAGGGTACGCCGGTATTAGACCGGTATAATAGGGGGCATAGAAAAACCCCCACACCGGACAGGTGAAGGGGCTTAGTCAGGACTGGGGGTGTATATATTTAGAACCCCCCACAAACGGTAACTTTGTTATACCATGAATTTCCACATCTGACAATCCCCTAATTGATACCTTAACAAAGGTTTTTACTGTTTACTTGTGACCTCAGTTCGTGTATAACGATTAGGAGAGTTTGATGGTAGTGAATCTTCACTACGTCCGTGCCGCCATCGAGGCGAACACTGGACAAAGACTACGCTTCTCAGAAATCCGTAAATTGTTGGTAGAGGAAGGGCTTATGACTGAGCGTCAGGCCCGAGAGGACGCCAAAGCCTTTGAGGGCTATGGAAGTCTGTATTCGACGGAGAGTTTTGCCCGGACTGAGGAAACCCGTATCGATACGACGGAAGGCCTGCCCGATGAGTGGTCCTATGACGATTGAGGAGGACATCCGGGCATGGTCTCGAGAGGTATTGGAGCGCCCTAATCCGCATATGCCCCACAAGCTGCCCGCCTGCCCGTATGCAGAAAAGGCGTGGCGAGATGAGAAGGTGCATGTGGTCGAGGCCTCTAATCCGATAGAGGCACTGCCCCATTGGGTTAGCATATTTCCGACCTGTAATTGGGATCTGATCATCTTGGCTGGATTTAGTTATCCGGGTCTTGCGGAGTTTGAGGCCGAAATCGACGCACTGAATGCGGAGCATGGGTCTCGTGATATTTTCCTGATGGGCTTTCACCCGGACTACGGGGCGGAAGATCAGGAGCTGGATTTTCTCTACGAACACGAATGGGAGAGTGGCGTAGAGCAGGACTATGCGATGGTGTTTGTGCAGAGTTTCTCCCAAGTCATCGACGCCAGTAGGAAGCTCGAGAAGCTCGGCTACTACGAAGCGTTTCCCCAAGAAGAATTTGAGCAGCTGGTGGTGGACCGGCGCAGGAGATTTGAACAATGGCGATGAAACCTCGCGCAATGAAGAAGAAGGGCATGGCCCGTGGCGGTATGAAGGCCAAAAAAGGCATGGCTCGTGGCGGCATGAAGACGAAGAAGCCTAAAGAGGTGAAGGCTGGCGCGTCGTACAAGGGCAAATAGTCCAATGTGGGTCGCGGCACTCATGAGTTGTCTCAGCCCGATGGCATACGATTGCAATCTGGGTGTTAAGACTGATCGACTGTTCTTGGATCAAGACGTCTGCATGGAGTTCGTCGACCACAGCAAACGCCAACTGGAAGACGCGGGAGCATTGGTGATCGGCCATTGCTTCCGCATTAAAGGCGAGGCGGTTTAATGGCGACAACAAAAGACGTCGAGCGTACCAAAGACGGTAAGCTGAAGTATCGCGGGGAGACTTTCCCCGGATATAACAAGCCCAAGCGCGATACCACCACTGGAAAGGCCAAGGCCGTACTCGCTAAGAAGGGCGATGAGGTGAAGGTCGTCCGATTTGGTGATCCGAAGATGCGGAACCGGGCGGATAATCCAGAGGCTCGTAAGAACTTCCGCGCCCGTCATAAGTGCGACACGGCCAAAGACAAATTCACAGCCCGGTATTGGTCCTGCAAGGAGTGGTGAGATGAGCCTCGTGCGGAACATCAACAAGCGCAAGAAGGCTGGCACCAGTCGGTCTAAGAAGAACAGCACTGTGTCTGACAAAGCCTACAAGCAGATGCAGAAAGGCTGGCCGAAGTCCAAGAAGAAAAGCCGCAAGGGCTGATGACTTCGTCTTCATCGATGCAGAGTGACGCTTCTCTGTATCTCCCTTTCAACGACGGAAGTGACGTGAAACGATTATTGTCGTTCATTACGGCGGCTATGTTTCTACTGTCGGCCTGTGCGCCTGCCCCCGACCTACAGCGGGCGTGTATTTCAATAGGTGCTGACAGTGGCAGCTAGGGAATGGAAAGGGGAGCAGGCTAACGGACGCGATATATAGCTCCAACACGCCTGCGCGGGCCGCCCCCATTTTAATAAGAGCAGTCGAAGCTGCCTGAAAGGTGTCATGCCCACTGATCCAACCAATGAAAAACGACTAGATCGTATTGAGCAGAAGCTGGACAAGATGGCGGACGCTATTGTGTCTCTGGCCCGAATGGAAGAGCGGATGACGTCTCTGTTCCGTCGGATGGACACCTACGACGAGGACCAGAGAGACCTCTTGGACCGTGTAGAGGCAGTAGAGAGAAGTACTGGCAGCAACGGCCAGACTTTGCGGTTTGTGGAGCGTTTGTTCTGGATTGTGGTCTCCGGGGCTGTGGCTACGGCTTTCTGGTTTATGCGGAGTTGAGAATGTCTGACGAAAAGAAAAAAGAACTGACAGAGCGTCAGATGGCTCTGATCGAGGCCATCATGGGTGAAGCCAAGGGCGACATCCGTAAGGCGATGGCGATTGCCGGGTACAGCCCCAACACCAACACGATGGAGGCGATTAAGCCAATCCGTGATGAGGTGAAGGAGGCGGCGGAGATGGTGATTGCTATGAACGCCCCTAAAGCCGCTCTGGGCGTGGTGGGCGTATTGGATGACCCGACTGCCCTCGGGGCAAAGAATGCTGTCAGCGCGGCTAAGGAAGTCTTGGACCGGGCTGGTGTGGTTAAGAAGGAGCAGGTCGAGGTGACTGCTCCTAAAGGTGCAATGTTTATCCTGCCTCCCAAGAAGGAAGACGATTGAGCGATAATCCGTTCATAGGCGATCCTGATTTTCCGACGAAATACCGAAAGAATGTGACGCAGCGAATTGCGTTCGGGTATATTCCTTCGCCGGAAGATCCGTTGGTTCTGGTCCCGGACCCCGAAGTCAGCCCCTACATCAAGGAGGCATTTGACTTCATCGATGACGGAGGGCCGTTCCGGCATGCGGCTCAGTGGCTGACTGAGAAATGTGGCCGCAGCATCAGCCATCAGGGCATCAAGCGTATCTGGCAGCAGCGTCGAGGTGATCCTAAGACCAATGCCCGCGCTAAAGAGATGCAGAAGCAGGCCAAGAAGCGTAAGCCGAAGACCGCTGCAGATCGTAAGAAGGCGGAGATCAAGACCAAGCTGTCTCAGGCGAAGCGCCTGCAGACTATCCAGCAAAAGAAGCTGGATAACTGGCTTGAGAAGGACGAATGGGAGGCCCAGTATAAGGCGGATAAAGAGGGTCGATCTGTTGATGATGTCCGGGCGGAGATGCAGGCCGCCAAAGAGGCAGAGAAGCCCGTAGAGGCGTCTCCAGAGCCAGCCCCGGCTCCTACCCCGCCCCCAGCAAAGCCGAAGTCTGGCGGCCTTCCTGACGACGTTGATATTGTTTTTAAGCCTAATCCGGGTCCGCAGACGGAATTCCTCGCTGCGCCGGAACGGGAAGTACTGTATGGAGGAAGTGCTGGCGGCGGGAAAATGCTGCGATATCAAGCACTTATCCTTACCCCCTTTGGCTGGAGAAAGCTCGAAGACCTATCTGTTGGTTCGACTATCTGTTCCGTAGACGGTTCTACGACAAAGATTATTGGCTATTACCCGCAGCCGGTTAAGCCGTTCTATCGCATTACTTTCGCTGACGGGGCTGAGATTGAGTGCTGCGAGGATCATCTGTGGCTGCTCCACACAGCGGGCAGAGGCCGGAAGATCAAAGGTAACCGGGTCTTTGGCCCGGAATCCCGGAAGCTGTGGACGACTGCGGACATCTTCACGCATTATCAAAAAGAAAACAGCCGGGTTTTGGGTACGCCGATCACTGAGCCGGTCGTATTCACGGTATCGGGCCAGAAAAAAGGCCCGCACAAATTCGTCAAACGAGACCTTGATCCGTATGTTTTGGGAGTGTTGCTGGGAGATGGCTGCATTACTAGTCGGGCCAGCATCACGATTACATCGGAGGACGAAGAATGCATTGAACGGGTCGAAGACGCCCTCGGGACAACTTTAGCTTGGTACCAGAAGCCTGACTCGAACGCAAAGCAGTATAAAGTTCCTCCCCGGTTTGTCCGGGAGCATCTTGAAGACCTTGGATTGAGCGGGACGCGGTCGAGTACAAAGTTTATTCCGCGCATCTATAAATTAGCCCCGGAACAGGATCGTTGGTCTCTTCTACAGGGCTTAATGGATACAGATGGCTGTGCTGAGGCCGATGGGGATGCCACCTACTGCTCCATCTCAGAGGCTCTGGCAGACGATGTACGGGAGCTGGCTCGGTCTCTGGGCTGCTGGGTGTCGAAACGATCCAAAGACGCCTTCTACCTTAATGCGGATGGCGAAAAAGTATTCTGCCACACTGCGTACGAGCTGCGGATTAAGTGTCCAACCCCGGAGAAACTCTTCCACCTCAGTCGCAAAAAAGACCGTGTTCGTGGCAAGACCTACCAGTCTATGGCGAACTGGATCGTAGACATCGAGGAGATTGAGCCATCTGATGGTGCTTGCATTGCTGTAGATCATCCGTCCCGGCTGTTCATCACTGACCATTACGTCGTGACCCACAACAGCTACGCCATGCTGGCCGACCCGATGCGATACTTCGATAATAAGAATTTCGCCGGTATTCTGTTTCGCCGCACGAACGACGAACTCCGCGAATTGATCTGGAAGTCACAGGAAATCTACCCCCGCGCTTTTCCCGGAGCCAAATGGCAGGAAAAGAAGAGTCAGTGGGTATTCCCGTCCGGCGCACGTCTCTGGCTGACGTATCTGGAGCGAGACGAGGACGTTCTACGTTACCAAGGTCAAGCGTTCTCGTGGATCGGCTTCGACGAACTTACGCAGTATCCGACGCCTTTTGCTTTTGATTATATGCGGTCTCGTCTGCGTTCGACTGATCCGGACTTATCTCTGTCTGTACGCGCCACTACAAACCCCGGCGGACCGGGGCATGGCTGGGTCAAGCGGATGTTCATCGACCCGGCTCCCGCCAACACCGCATTCCCCGCCAAGAACATCGAGACCGGCGAGGATATGGTCTATCCAGACAGCCATGAAAAGGCTGGTCAGCCACTCTTCTACCGCCGCTTTATCCCCGCCAGCTTGTACGACAATCCGTACCTGACTAACGACGGTGCGTATGAAGCCAACCTGCTGGCAATGCCGGAGATGCAGCGTAGGCAGCTTCTGGAAGGCGATTGGGCGATTGCAGACGGGGCGGCGTTCCCCGAGTTCCGGCCCAACACCCACGTCATCGAGCCGTTTGAGATCCCGGATACTTGGCGTCGGTTCCGCAGCTGCGACTATGGCTACAGTTCGTTCTCAGCGGTACATTGGTTCGCCATCGACCCTGCTTACGAGACGTTGGTCGTGTACCGGGAACTGTACGTCTCCAAGCATACCGGCAAAGACCTCGCCAAGGCGGTTTTGGAGCAGGAACGCGGGGAGCGGATCGACTACGGCGTGTTGGACAGCTCCTGCTGGCACCAGCGTGGGCAGATCGGCCCCAGTATCGCCGAGGAAATGATTGCGATGGGCTGCCGCTGGCGTCCTTCGGACCGTACCAATGGCGCTCGAGTGAATGGTAAGAACCGTTTCCATGAGGTTTTGAAGGTCGACGAAGAAACTGGACGCCCCGGCATCGTATTCTTCAACACCTGCCGCCAGATCATCGCAGATTTGCCGGTTATCCCTGCCGATCCCAAGGGTGGCGATGATATCAACCCAAAATACGCCTCAGACCATGCCTACGACAGTGTTCGCTACGGCATCATGTCCCGCCCCAGAGCGTTTTCCCCTTTCGATGATGGTCGCGGCGTACCCAAGCAGAGATGGCGTCCGGCTGTACCGGCATTTGGCTACTAAGGAACTTATCACATGGCATTGATGGACCCGCCCGGACAGAACGTGTCCCCCGAGGATCAGACAGAAACCGATCAGACGATTCAGCTGGAGGAAGACGGAGACGTCGCGCAGGAGAACCTCGATTACGGCGGTCTTACGGCGATGATCGAGGGGGCATTCCGCCGTGCTAAAGATCGTCGTTATTCGGATGAACAGCGGTGGCTTATGGCCTACCGTAATTACCGTGGTGTATACGGTCCGGATGTCCAATTCACGGACACGGAAAAATCCCAAGCCTTTGTGAAGATCACGAAGACTAAGGTTTTGGCGGCCTACGCACAGGTGGTAGACGTTCTCTTTGCGGGCAGCAAATTCCCCATCGGCATCGAGGCACCCACAGACCCGGTTGGCGTGGCGGGAGAGGTTAATTACGACCCCAATCGCCTGACGGACGAGAAAGTCAAAGAGAAAGCCAATGTCGATTATGAGGTGCCACAGCGATATTCCCGCCCGGACATCGAAAAAGACCTCGGCATCTTCAAGGACAAGCTGCAGCCGGTAGAGGATGATCTCGTTGACGGCAGTTCAGCGGCCCAAACTGCCATCAACTTCGAGCCAGCTAAGAAAGCGGCTAAGAAAATGGAAGACAAGATGCACGGCCAGCTCGAAGAGAGTCAGGCCTCGAAGCATCTTCGCTTCTGTGCCTTTGAAGCCTGCCTGTTCGGTGAAGGCCTGCTGAAGGGTCCGTTTGCTTACGACAAAGAGTATCCCAATTGGAACGAGGACGGTGAATACGAGCCGGAGTTCCAGACCATCCCCAAGGTCGAGGCCGTGTCTGTATGGGACTTCTACCCAGACCCCGACGCCCGCAACATGGGCGAGGCAGAATATACGGTTCAGCGCCATCGTATGAGCCGCACACAGATGCGGGCCTTGAAGAACCGTCCGGCATTCCGTGAGGAAAGCATCGAGCTGGCGATTGAGTACGGCCCGAATTATCTGCCAGAGGACTGGGAGCAGATCCTCGACGACAGCGATACCACGGATACCGTAGACCGCTTTGAGGTGCTTGAGTATTGGGGCGTCGTTGATGCAGAGACGGCGGAAGAAGCTGATCTGGACATCCCCGATGCATTCGCCGATGCGGACGAAATCCAGATCAATGCGTGGATCTGTAATGGTCAGATCTTGCGTCTGGTCTTGAACCCCTTCACACCCAATCGCCTGCCCTACCACGCGGTTCCCTACGAGATGAACCCATACAGCTTCTTTGGCGTCGGCGTGGCCGAGAACATGGAAGACACGCAGCTGCTGATGAACGGCTTCATGCGTATGGCGGTCGATAACGGCGCATTGTCGGGTAATCTGATGGTCGAGGTGGACGAGACCAATCTCGTTCCCGGTCAGGAGATGGATATCTATCCCGGCAAGATTTGGCGTCGTCAGGCAGGCGCTCCGGGACAGGCGATTTTTGGCACGAAGTTCCCCAACGTCTCCAACGAGCTGCTGATGATGTTCGACAAGGCCCGTCAGCTGGCCGACGAGGCGACGGGGATGCCCTCATACGCCCACGGCATTGGCGGTGTGATGGGTGTGGGCCGGACAGCATCCGGTATGTCGATGTTGATGGGTGCAGCCGCCCAGAACATCAAAGCGGTGGTAAGGAATATCGATGACTACCTTCTGGCTCCTCTGGGTAAGGCACTTTTTGCCTTCAACATGCAGTTCAACTTCGACAAGGAGTTCACGCAAGGACCGTTAGAGGTCAAAGCGCGAGGAACTGAGAGCTTGATGCGGAATGAAGTCCGCAGCCAGCGTCTCCTGCAGTTCATGCAGATGACTGCCAATCCGATGATGCAGCCGTTCGTGAAATACGACTACATCCTGCGCGAACTGGCGGCGTCTATGGATCTCGACGAGGACAAAATCCTGAATGACCCGCGTGAGGCAATTATCCAAGCCAAAATGATGGCGGAAATTCAGGAACTGATGCCGCAGCCTCCGCAGCAGGCGCAGGCTGGACCGGGACAAGGCCAAGGCGGCTCTGCTCCCGGCGGCCCACCGCAGCCGTCAGACCCGACTGGGACCGGGAATGGCAATATCGCCCCCGGAGCCGCCCCTGAACCCGGCGCACAGGGCTTCACAGGAGCCGGTGGAGGCGCAAATGGCGGTAACCCCCAGCCAGCCCCTCAAGGCCAGCCTGCAGCCGCCCCACAGCGGCCTCAGTAAGATACGCTCCGGCGTATAAACCCCGAATATACGGTCTAGCGCATGGAAAAGCATGTCTGCCGCGAGCTTTTGAAGCTCGTGAACGATCCCGACACTTACATGGCCCTGCATACCTACATGGATGCCCGCCGCGCATTGCTTTTGGCGCGTCTGGAGCAGGCCAACGACATGGATGAGGTCCGGTCGATTCAGGGGGCGCTGAAAGAAGTGGGTCGCCTCGACACCCTACGAGAAGAAGTCCGCAAAGGAGCCGAATGATGGTGGAGAAAGTCGACCGCGAGATGGAAGAGATGGGTCTGCGCCGGGATCGTGACGTCCTTGTTCCCCGGACAGCGGACAGTAGCCCCGGTCGATCTGGTCCCCGAGAAAACCGCTTCGGTGACACTATCTCCAAGTACGTTTCTCCGCCTCTGCAAGAGGCATGGTCTCAGGCAATGGATGCGGGTGTCATTGACGTCGACCCAAACGACCTCGCCCTTATGACGGCTCTCAAGCGGTCCAACGACTACATCATGGATATGGCGGGTGCCGGACTGAGTGTCGGAGAGGCAGCAGCCAAGGCGGTGGCGGCGTCTGTAGGCGAGGTATTCGGTGATATTGGTGGTCAGGGTCGGTCCGGTGAAGAACGCCTCACTGAAGACCTCATGGCGATGCCAGAGGCGTTTGCCGGTGGCGGACTGAGCCGTGGGGCCAACCTGCTTGATGATGTATTGGATACCGGCGGAGACGCCGCCCGGTACACCAGTCGAGTGGTGCGAGATCGGGCTAATCAGCCGGGTCCGGTCCCCGTGATGGGAAGCAATCTGGGAAATGTGGGTGGCACCCAAAATACGGCTGCTGATGCACTGGAGGATTTTTCTCGTAAGAGAGAAGCCGTGTTGTCAGCTCCAAAGGATGCCAGTCTAGAGGAAGTCTCTAATATTGCCTCTGAGGCGGCTGAGTCTCGGGAACAGGCGGTCGCAGTACTAAGCTCGAACTTGAGTGACCGGGGCGGTCTGCGCCTTTCTCATCCAGAGACGGGGCGTCGGGTTGCAGTCAGCCCCGGCTTGAGCGGAGAAGAGGTCGGAAAATTCCGTCTGACTTTTGTTGATGAACAAGGCTCTCCTACGAACCATACGGTATTTAATACTCGTGAGGAGGCCATACAGGAGGCGCTACAGTCTGGGTATGTTCAGGCAGACGGCTTGCGTTCTACATCGACTCCTACGGCACCGACAAAAGCTATCCCAGAGATTAGCCCGGAACTTGAGCGTCTTGGGTATGACCCATTCCTACCGGGCATGGAGCCGCCCTCACCTGCTGACGCCCTCGGCATGACTGACGAGGTCTATCACTACTCCAGTTCCGCTGACGATTTTGAAGAATTTGAAGTCCCCAGCCGGATCAAGGCCGGACTCCCGCAAGATTCCTTGGGCGTACATGTTGGAAGCCGCCCACAAGCGGCTGAAGAGCGATTTCTTGACTACCGTGGGTATACCTCGACGGAGGATAGTAGAAACGCGCTAAACACTTGGGGCGCGTTAGATAAGAACGATGGACGTACTCTCAAACTGCGGGCTAACACAAGTAAGCCGTTTCTCAACCCTGAGACAGATGAGCCTTTTACTGAGACGCAGCTGCGAGATTACTTGGATGCGGTTATTGAGCAGTATGGAGGAAGGGAACAGGATGCTGTCATAAATTTCCGGCGGTCCCTAGCTGAGCAGGGATACACAAATATCCCTTACGAAAACAGTGTAGAAGACGTGGGCGAGATTAGCCACATCATGCTCGTTGATCGCCCAGAAGACAGCCCTGCCGTACTTCGGTCCGCCTTTGCGGCTTTTGCCCCTGAGAATAAGTATTCCGCCAATCTCAGCGCTGGCGTCGCAGCGACTGCTGTTGGTTTGGACAAATACCTCGAAGAAAATGAAGAGTCCGACGGCAACTTTGCCCGGGGCGGCCTCGCTCTCAAAGAATCCCGTAAAGGCATCAGAACACAGGCAGGACTAGATATGGCTAAAAACAAAACGCAACTCGACCGCAAGAAGGCTGATCTCGATGGAGACGGCGAGCTGTCTGAGTATGAAGAGCAGCGCGGAGAGGCCATCCAAAAAGCTGAGATGGACGATGAAATGGTTCCGGACATGGCCTGTGGCGGTATTATGGGTGACCCGATGATGACGGGCGTCGACCCGGTCTCCGGCAACGAGATCCCGGTGGGCGCGACAGCAGAGAACGTCCGCGACGATATCCCGGTGAACATCAGCCAAGACGAATACGTCCTGCCCGCCCACGTCGTGAAATACCACGGCCTGAAGTACATCATAGGTCTGCAGGCGGAAGCTGAGATGGGTCTGATGACTATGAAGATGGACGGCCTGATCCAGACAGTTGGTGACGATTATGAAGACACGGAAGAAGAATCCGATGGCGAAGGATCTGAGGCAGCCGAAGTATCGGCCCCGGATACAGAGGCCGAAGAAGGGGAAGACAGCCCCGACACGACCGAAACACCCGAAGGCAACGAAATCGAGCTGGCTG